AACGTCACCTACAATCATAGGTCTACCTTGAGATACATAGTAAGACATGTGCTCACTTATCTTGCCTTCTAGAGTTTCAGTAGGTATATAGCCTAGTGATAAATCGAGCTTATCTGCAAATTTTAAATTAGTATCACGGTCGATCTCACCTAAACCAAGTGCTTCTTGAAAAGCATTATCATCTTCTGTAGCATCAACAACCTTAGTAATTTGTTCTTGAAACTGTAATCTTTGTTTGTCAAGAAACTGTTTAGTTAATCCGTCAGCTTCTTTTGCTAATTTCTTTTTTCTGATACTACCTATACTGCCTGCAAGACTTGAGATTGCATCTAGCCTCTTGTCAAACTTACTGGCTGCTAGTTCTTCAAGTTCTATAAGTTGATTAAAAAACTCTTTAGTATCTTTGATTCTTTTGTCGCTATCTTCATTGACAGCCTCAGTCATGTCTGCGGATGTCTTCAAGTAATTAGTATTACTTATGTCAGGAACTGCATCACGTGGAGTACCTACGATGTTCTGGAATGATGATGATGACATTAATTAATCTCCAATTCCAAATCCACCATATATACTTGCAGCAGTGCTTGCAAGCTGTAAAAATCCTGTAAAGTAATCTGTTGGAGGTAGCATGACTGGAGCACCAAATGCTGGAGGAACACCTAGTTTCTCTCTGGCTGCGGCATTAGCAGCTTGGAACTTACGTCTTGCACCTTCTTGAGCGTATGCCATGTTTCGACCAAACATGTTACGTGTTACTCCTTCTATCTCTGCTCGACTTCTGAGTAAAGCTTGTTTTTGTTTTTGACCAAATTTTCTACTTCTACCACCTTCATCAATTCTTTTCTTATTAAAGTATTGTGCAGTAAGTTGTTGGTTTCTTAAACGACCCTTACCTTGAGTATAAATAGCTCTTACGTAAGCGTCACTGAGGTCACGACTGTACCCCAATACATTTCTATTTTGAGCTCTTGCTAAACTTGTCTCCTTGTTGAAGAATTTTAGTTTCTCCTGATTAAAGTTAGCATGCTTCTCTCTGTTTCTTTGTCTGGCTGCTCTTCTAGCACCAGCATTAGCATCTACGCACACGGCAAAATTCTATAAATGTTACATTGTTTGGCCCATGTTTTAACTTACGTAAAAACTTAAAGCCGAGAAACTTTAGCAGTTTTAAATGTGCTTCGTTTCGACTGTCAACTATATTCCAAAGCAAAGGCTCCTCTCGGCTATCGACATACCGTTTTGCCTGTCTTGCGAATAAAGTCGGTTGTTCATGGATTACATTGGTGCAGAGCATCCATATATCGCCTTTCTTACCTACGCCTGCCATACCAGCAGCCTTGCCGCTAGGCGACGTAAAATAGACTGTAGCGGGATCTGTGGACATGGCTGCTAGATACGTTAGTGGATCTAGTCCATGCCCCTCTGAGATCTCTCTGAAGTCCTCTGAGCGTAAATTAGAGGCCACCTCTAGGGCAGCCTTCAAGGTTATAGGGTGAATGTATTTACTTTTCAAAGGTTTCATATATAGGCTCTAATTTTTCTATTGTGTCTGCCATCCAAGGTTCCCATGGCATTTGCTTCATGCCCTTTTGGACATATCTTTCATACCATCTGTTGGTTTTCATTCTCCAATAGAAGTATCTGAGTTCTTTTTCTGTAAGTTGTACGTTATACACGGCGATAATATTTGGGTGAATAGTCTCCTTCCCAAGACAACGATCTAAGCGTAGCTGGGGACGGGTGTGAGGATTTAAGTGTTATATCTACATTTGTATTTCTTTCATATACAGGCACAGTTTTTATAAACTCTTCTAAGTACGGTGCATCTCCTACATCATACTCATCAAGATTTGTAGACTCATATAATTCTGTATATGGCAGTTTGCCCACACGCTCTAGCGTAGTCTCGTATAAACCTATCTTACCGAAATGAAACTTTACTCGGTGTAGAACTAGAGACGCATTTACATCTGATGTAGACCTTCCTCCATCTACTTTTGTAGGATATAATGTAGGAAGTTTAACCTGATATGGGTATAGATAACCTATAATATAACTACCACTATTGATAGTAGCAGTTGCAGCGGCAACAGTTGATGGACTGCCACCTCCAGAAAAGGTTATTGTAGGTGTAGATGTAAAGTTGTATCCGCTGTTAAGTAGGTTTATTGCTGTAACAACCCCATCTGTTATAGTAGCTGTTGCTAAAGCTCCTGTACCACCACCACCAGTAATCGTAACTGTAGGTGCAGATGTATAACCAACACCACCGTTGACTATATTAATACTTGTTATCTCTCGAGACCAGTCGCCGGGTAATGCAATAGCTGTCTGCAAGGCAGTTCCACTACTGTTTTTAGCGTAAAGAGCTTTAGTGTACCTACCAGTTCTTGCTGAGTCTGTACTAGAATCAACAACTACTAAATCATAGTTAGGTGAAATAACGTCAGTTAGCCAGCCTATATTATTGCCCACGGTAGTTGAGAAGGTTGTGGCGTTTGTAGTTGGGCTATAGCTACCACCAGAAATAGTAGTATGATTATCCACATGAAGTAAGAAGTTGACATTATCTTGTACTATAGAAGGGTCTGTGTCAGATTGTACTAGCCTGATACTTTGTAAGAAATAGTTACTATCTATAAAAAAGTATTCATCATTAATTATAAAATGATAAAGTAATGGGCTGTTTAACTGCCATTTAAACCATGAAGCTTGTACTCTCTTATCTGCTGTTTGGAAATATTTATAACCAAACACGGTGGATGTTCCTGTTTTACCCATCAACACGATAGAATTTTCTCTAGAGTTAGTTAAAAGGTCTATATTGTTTGGTAGTAAGGTAGGAACAACTTTACTTACCTCGATTATATTTGGCTCTCCCTCTCTAGCAGTATTAGCCATCTCATTGAATCTACTAAATTTACCAGAGTTATCTATATAAGCAACTGTGGTTCCTAAAGATATGGGAGGAATTTTTTCATTATAATTAAACGTAGCTATACTTCGCAGTTTAGCTGTATCAGGGTTAAAGACTGTATCATCTGATGCCAGTAAAAACTGTTGGTTTGTACTAAAGACAAGTAAGCCGGCATTGATTTCGATACCGTCAAACAAGTCAGACGGAAACATAGATGCAGCAGATATGTCTACAGGGTCAGCAACTGATACTGACAAGGCTGTTTCAATAAAGAAGTTGGGTTCTCCTAATGTACCCGGCCTTGATGTTATCACGTTTTCGCCTGCTAGAAATGCTAGTCTGTTACGAAAGAACAGCACCTTATTGATACGTTTACCGAGAAACGATGGCATTGGATTTGTAAACTCATCACCAACATCTCTTTCACCATAATTAAACTGCTTTACAGTAAACGTATTTGTAGCTGTACGTTGTATAACCAACGGCATGTTATTAAGAGCTTTATTGATGTTAGGTTTTGCACACTCAGTCCAAGCACCGTTACCATCTTTATCGTTTTGACCCTCAAATCTTAAGTAGTAGTCATCCTCTTCGGATCTTAAAGCGTTGGATACCTTAACAATATAACCATGTTTACACTGATTAGGTAATGATTGAACATCATTGACGGAAGTTTGCATAACTCTCATCAAATCTTTTTCAACAACGTTAACAGTAAATGGATTATTACTAGAAATATAAAGACCGTTACCTATGACTTTACAGCTAACATCTGTAATAGCATCTATTTCTTGCTTTAATCCACCTAGTATTGTATCTGCTGTAACAGCTGTTTGTGCGTCAAACGGTGTAGGTTCTGGTCTAATTAGGCCATCACCTTGAACAGCTACTGTTGCATTAACTACTGTGGTTTCTATCTCTTCAACTCGTATAGTATAGTTCGCATTAGTACCTGAGTTAGATTGTGCCTTACTACCACCTCCACCTTTAGCAGAGTCTAAAGTTACAGTAACTGTATCACCTACAGCCCAACCTTCACCACCATGTAATAGGACTACTTCTCTTTGGTAGCTGCATTGGTAGTTGTCCCCGTCAGGGCCATTTGAAAAGTTACTAGAGTCATAGTTAGGACTTACACCTTGTTGTCCTAGAACATTAAGTCTAAATATTAAGTTTGTTTTTGTTGTTGAGGTTCCGGCTTGGCCGTCTGCACCATCAACACTAAATACCTGTGTACCGATACCGGGACATGAGCCTGACCCATCGCCTTCGTATAAGTTATCAGCTTGTATCTTAATACGTGTAGCACGAGTGAGAGTTGTGGTAGCAGCTGTGTTAAATATATCAAGTCCATATTGTCTTCCGTTTTCTGTTCGTAATAACTCTAACATCGCAAAGTGAGCATCAGGGGTTGGATCTGTTAACTTAGTTATTTTAACAGCAAGGGTAGTACCACTATCTGCTCCGTTAGTTCCACCACTAACGTTTGCAACAAACTGACTGCCTGTTAAGGCTATAATCGTGACTGCTCCAGAATTAGGTTTACCAGTAATAGAAGCATAAAAGTCTAGATGTACACGATCTCCTACAGCCAAGTTATAATTAGTAAGTCCAGCTTTTGTAATTGTAACTTGAGTTGCGGAGGTCATCTCCCATATAGCTGAAAAACTGTCGTTAGTAATTATAGTATTAGGATTAGTAGTATCCCTATTTGTAACAAATGTAGTATCATTGATAGTAAGGAACTGTAAGTTTTCTGGATTGGTTGTTGCTAAGTATGCTTTCTCTATTGTCCCTGTATCATACTGAACAAAACCATTACCAGCATTTTCTTGAGGTGATCCATATACTACGGTTTGCTCAGCTCCAGTCTCACAACTCCAAATTCTAACTGCACCATTAATGTCAATCTGTCCTATGTAAGACCCCTCTAACTCGTCACGAAAGTAGTGAAACCAAGCTCCATTTTTATTAGTAGAGTGACTTTGGTTTGTATATACATTAGGAAGCTTGCTAGTTCCTACTCTTTTAGCACCCGGTCTTTTGAACAGTCCATCAGTAACGTCTGGTATAGCGTTTACTATGTCTGAAACTTGGCCGGGAAACTTTAGGTTGTCAGGCTGTTCTGACATTCCTAGTGAAAACTGAGGAATAGTCTGTGTTACGCTTGCCATTATCGTCTAAGGTTTCTCCAAGGTTGATAGGTTTGGTATGATGATCCTTCTGGGAATCCCATCATGCTGTAGTCAGCTTGATTGCACTCATACTCCATGAGAGCTGCTCTAGCTATTTGCTCTTGGCCTGCTAGTAATCTAGATAGCTGAGGGTTAGCTACAAGTTGAGTAGCTGCTACACGTGATGCTCTGTATACTATGTAACGTTTAAATACAGTAGGTAGATCTTCAAACGGTACTAGAAATACGATATCTAAATCAAGTCCAGTTTCAAATTCATTTGTGTGTGTTATTTTGTCATATATAAATCCATTTCTACGAACTAGATCCATGGAGCGTTTAGCTTGATTGTCGTGTAAATCCATAGACAGTATGTCGTTAGTAATAGGTATCCGTTTGTTACTATCTATTGGAAAATTTTTATGTTCTTCTGAGTTAAAGTGCCACCCTTCTGACTGTGTGTCTACATTAGCATCACGAAGTAAGTTAAATATAAATTGTATTTCTGGATTATCTTTCGCCTCAACACCGGGACTTACTGTGCCTAGTGTAGTGATAGGTGCTTGTCCGATAGCCCCCAGTATTGCGTTCACTGCGGATAGTTCGGTATCGAGATCAATAGTTGTGGAAGCCATAATAAAAAAGGGGAGCCGAAGCCCCCGTATAAAAATAAAAATTAAGCGTTAGCTGGGTATGTAGTACCAAACGCAGCAGGCTTAGTTGATGTTCCAGCGAACAATTCAACACAAGCAGCAGGGTTTAGGAAGTCTGCTCCCATAGCTAATCTTCCAAGGATTACGTCACCT